AAAAGCCATCAAAGTAGCCGATTGATGGCTTTTTTCATCTAATTTAATGCAGTTTTAAGAGATATGCGTTTTGACAGTGTTATATTATAGTAAAAGTGCGTTTCGGCAAGGAATCCCTTTCAACTTAAAGAAAAAGGGAATAAAATGAAGGAGGATATTGATGAAGAAGAAGAGTAAAGAAGTAGTTAAAAGAACTCCTCTTTTCTCAAGCTCCGTCGAAGGCCCTTATTTGAAGTTTCATTGTGGAGACTGCGAACAGGACGTAGTTGCAAGTACTTCGGATAAGTTTTGCCCTTTTTGCTATTCAGAGCTATTGAGTGAAGGAAAACCCTTGAAGGCAGAGTTTAGTGCCTCCGTAGAGGGTCAGAAAGCTCGATTTAAGTGCTCTGTTTGTGAAAAGGAAATCTACACAACGCTTGACAAACCAGATGAGGAAATTATCAACTGTTGTTATTGTCCGGCATGTGGGTCTTCTGAGATTGAGAGTTGTGACATTCCAGAGCCCGAAGTTAAGGCTGAGGAAGTTGTAGAAGAGGAAGCAAAGGGTGAAATTTCTGATATTGAAGAACCAAATAATCAGGTTTCACTGGAAGAAGGTTCAGAAGAATTAGAGGCAACTTTAGTTTCTTCACCAGAACCGATTTGGTATTTCTTTAAAAATGGAAAACCACTATTAAAGATTGCTAAGTCAAAAGTTCATGCTGATGCTCATCCAATCTTTGCTACACAGGATTTTGTAAATACTTTTAGAGCAAGAGTTGATGAGGCTTCATTGGTATCTGCAATTAAGGAATTTAATGCAGAAGTAATTAAGGATGATGGTATTATTAATTCTCTTGATTTAGAGAAATTGGCATTTGACAGACTTCAGAGTCAAGTAATTCCTAAATTTCAGGATTGTCTTGCACTTGCTATTGAAGGTTCTGCAAAGGGTGTTTATCCCACACTTAATGAAGAACTTAAAGCAAGTTTTTATGATGAACTTGTTGCAAGGGGTTTACCAGAGTCTAAGTGTAAAGAAGCAATTGAGGCTGCTTTCCTTTCTGCAGGTACTGATGTATTTATGGCTCTTGTCGCTAAAGCAACAGAGTTGATGTACAAGTCAGAAGATTCTTTTAAAGAGATTAAAGCAACAATTCAGTCGGCAGGCGTTGTTCATGGTAAACCTACTGTAACTGAAGAAGATCTTGAAAGAAAAGAAATTCAGGAAAGATTAACTGCTGGTTCTCTGCCAATTAAAAATATCATTTCTTCAAGTGATAGCTTGAGAACTCCTTTTGCTCTTAAGTCAGTTCAGTCTTACCGAGATAGAATTTCTTTCCGAAAAACAATTTAAATTGAAATGGAGGTTTTTAAATTATGCTAAATCTTAGTGCAAAATGCAAGATCGTTCAGTCACAGGAATTTCCTGTTGCGGCTGGCGTAGTAATTCCTGCGGAAGGGCTTGCTCTTATCCAGACTTTCGAGGGCGGTGTAGAGAAAGTTACACTTTCTGCTGGTGGTGGTAATGAAGTATTTATGGGTGTTTCTTATGGTGAGGTTTTCACACCTGCTGTTAAAAGCAATGTAGAAACACTTATTGTTCCTGCTGCTGGTGCAGTTGCAGTAACTTTGCTTCATGCAGTACTAACTAATACCCAGTGCTTTGCTTATGATAATACTTCATCAGCTGCTTTGACTATTGGTAACCCCGCCAATGCTTTGGAATACAGTGTAGTTGGAACACTACTTACTTTTAACGTAGCTAGAGCAGGTCATTCTGTAACTATTACTTATCGTTATGCACCTACAGCTGCTGAACTAATGGCAACTGATAATGTTCGTATTACTTCTTTTAGTGCAACTGATTATATTGGTTCTATTGGTGTAATTCAGGAAGGTGAAGTTTATACAGATCAGTTTGATGCCTCTAAGGATTGGGCTTCTGCAACTGGTGTAGAAACAGGCAATTCTGGTGTTTTTGATGTTAATGGTGGTGCAGGTACTCTTATTGCAGGTGCTGTTATTACACACGTCCCGGATGCAAACTATCCTTACTTGGGATTCCGGTTCTAAACTAAATAATTGAAAAAATGGAGGTTTTAAACTATGCTAAACAATAATCCCTACCGCAAGGTAGTTGACCACAAGATTAAAGGAAGTGTTGCTCTCCCGGGGCAGTCACCACTGTTTAACAAAACAGGTGACATTAGTGCTTCCAGTACAAAAGATCTTCTAACTCAGATTGGTGCTGCACTTCAGGCTAATCAGTCTACAACAGTCCAGGCTACACCGCAGGAACTGGAAGCTCGTCGTCAGGAACGCCGACAGGTTCTTGTTGAAGCAATGAATGACCAGACCGGTCGTGCAATGCAGGTTCTTGGTGAAGCACTTGCTGCTGAAATTTATGAAACTACGAATCGTGAAGGTTTTGCTCGTCGAATCCTTCAGTACCGTGAAATCGGTCAGGGCGAAAACAATGAAGTTTATTTGAAGGAAAAAGATGTTATTGCTTTCTCGGCAACTTCTCCTTCAACAGTTATGGCTTCTGAAATTCGTCAGCGCAGACTGCTTCCTCCGGAATTCCATGTTAATGGTTATATTCTTATTGACACGGCAGAACTTGCTCGTACTTCTTCAGATCTACTTGAGGAAAAGTATGAACAGGGACTAGAAGCTATTATGGTTCAGGAAGATCGTCTCTGGAAAATTATGGCAGATCGTGCTGCTATCATTCGTAATACACTCCAGAACTTCGGTACATTTACTCCTTCAGTATTTGCTCGTATCATTGAGCAGATTAGCCGTTGGGGCGTACCTCCCACATCATGTTTGTTTGCTTCTAATCTGTGGCAGGATGTTATTGCTAATGGTGATTTCGCAGGCGTACTTGATCCTGTTACTAAGTGGGAATTGTTACAGGAAGGTTATCTTGGCAGTATGTATGGTGTAACTATTTTCACCGACAATTTCCGCCAGGCTAATTTGAAAGTATTGGAAGCCGGTGAAGTTTATGTCGTTGGAGCTCCGATCAACCTCGGTGTTCTGAGTCTGCGTGGTGCCATGACTGCTGAACCTATTAATCGGTTTGCAGAGGGTGAAGCTAAGAAGGGTTGGTTCATTGATGAAATTATCAGTTTGGTTCTTGGCAATTCTATGGCAGTCGCTAAAGGTCAAAAGATCTAATTAACTAAAACAAAAGAAATCGGAGGTTTTTATATGAATATCAATGATACAATTGGTGTTGGAAAGAAAGTCCTTGAGGCTTTTGTCCTAGCCAAAACAGGTAATATTAAAAGGGCTGGTCGCTTGTTTGCAGAAGCGGTTGTTGATGAAAGTATTGATCCTTTGATGGATGGACTTGCAAAGTCAATTCAGAGTATGGAATCACAGGATGAAGAAGATGTAGAACTAACTGATGAAGAACCCGAAGATGAAGAAATTGAATCTCAGGGTGAAGAAGAAGATGACGAAGAGGAAGAAGATGAAAAGGCTGAAGGTGTTGAAATTCCTGCTTCTGTTGCCGAAGTTCTGAAACTCGAATACTAATAGTTAGGAACTTTCTTTCTTAATTTTTGGAGCTTCATACTTTAGAAATGCGGCCTGGGGAATTTTATACTTCTCCTGGCCGCATTTTTTGTTTATAGGAGTAAAAATGGCAACTATAGGCGTAACAACGGATATAACACTTGCTACTGATAAAAGTAGATCTAATATCGCATCATTTTATAAGTCTATTTCATCAGACGGTGTTTCTTTAAATTCACCAATCACTTTATCATCTGGTGGTGGATTTGAAGATATTGATGTTTCTAATAGTAACTTTATTGTTGTAGTTGCTGATGATTATGGTCTTGAAAATGAATCATTAAATCTTAGATTAACTGATTCAGTAGGAAATAGCTTAACTGTGGTTGGTGTTGGATTCTTTATTTTAAACTTTAACAACTTAACCAACGTTAGGATAATTAATTCTGCAACACAAGACATAGATGTAATAGTGTTACGGTGATATTATGATAGAAGTTTCATTAGCGTTCTTGGGCGTATTTTTATCAGATACATTTGAGATTGATAAAAAGCAGGTTGCATTTATTGATAAGGATGGTTTATTCAGCAGACTATCAGAAAAGAATTTTCCATTGAAACTACCAGCTGTTACTTATGGAATTTCTGATATAAACCTTCTTGGAAATGTAAATAGAAGACCAAATGCACTTGTTTCTAATACAAACATAACTCAAACATTATCTCATACATACAATCCTTTTCCTGTTAAATGTACAGTTTCTATTGGATTAGTGTGTGGATCATTGAAGGACTATTTTAGTTTTATTAAAAAGTATATAACACTTCAAAAGTCTGCTACATTTTCTGTAGAGTTTGTTGTTGATGGAAAGAATGTTTCAGTTGATTTATCAATTTCTGATATACAGAATTTAAGTACTCCTATTAGTGGTAGAGAAGGTAGAGATTTTGATAAAGGTACTTATTATGTACTTGAAGGATCTTTTAGTGTTACTACTTTTATATTATTTGATGCTACAAATAAGTTGGTACGGGAATTATCAGCTAATCTTGAAGTTAATTCCTTAACAGAATTGACTGATGATGCTTGGGAAATAACAACTTAAATATAGATGAAAGGAGTAAAAAATGGCAAATGATGAATTAGTTATGTTAGTTAATAGAACGAACAAACCAATTAAAATAGCGTATGACAAAGTGGAGTTTATGCTTCCACCGAAAGCAAAAACAAAGAGGGAGTTTATTAAATCTAAACTTTCTGAAATTAATCCAGTGGAAGTAACTATTGTTCGTTAAGGAGGTATTAATGAAAAGAATTTTAATTAACTTGAAGGCAAAGTATGAATTTGTCAATTCCCCATTAAAGGAGGAGGCAAATTATGCGAGCTAGTGTTACAATACAAGAAGTAGATATTTCATCACGAGTCCCAAGTTTTCCGGGCGTTTATGGGGGTATTATAATACCTGCAAAGAAAGGTTCTATTGACCAACCAACTTTCATTACAAGTGAAACGCAGTTGTTACAGTATCTAACTCCCGATGAAACTATTAAAGTAGGGTATGATTCTTCATATTATTCTGCACTTTCATTCCTGCTTAAAGCTAATAAACTTTGGGTTGCTAGAGCTGCTAATGCACCCTTATACGGTGGATGTTTCCTTGCTCAAGAACCACCCAGTACAGTAGTTGGAATTACTGCAACTAATGGTAATGATTGTCTTGTTCTTAATCATGGAACTGCACAGCAAATTGAAGAAGCAGAAACTTTCTTTGAGTCAGTTACAACTGCTGAGAAAGTTCAGATACATTCAACTGGTGGTAGTGTTCCTGCAGGACTTGTTGATGGTACAACTTACTACCTAATAATCTTTGATGAAGATGATTATAAAGTTCGTCTTGCTAATACACCTGATGAAGCTATCGCAGGAGATTTTATTGATTTCAGTACCGATGGTTCTGGCACTTTGACACTTGAAATGGTTGGTACACTTTCAAGTAATTCTCTTGAATATGGTTTAAGTGATCCGGAGACTTATGTTCTTGATAGTAGTGATGGTAGATATGCAGGTTTATCTTCTGCTTTTACGGTTACTATTGTTAATAGTGCTTTTAATGTATCCTCAGATTTCTATAATATGATTGCAACTGGAGATACACTTGTTATGACAGCAGCAGTATTCCCAACTGTTGCAAGTGGTGCACCTCTTGATGCAATTACTACTTACTATGCAATTAAAGTTTCCGGAAGACAGGAAATTCAAATTGCTCGTACACTTGTAGATGCTAACAATGGGACTGAAATTGTTTTAACTTCTCAGGGTACTACTGTTGTTGGTACATTAACTGCTAAGAATCATGCGGGAACTTTTACTGCAAATGCTGGTACTGATGAACTTACTCCCGCAGCAGCAGTATTTGCTGGTTGTGCAGATGGTGATGTTGTAAGATGTACTACTACAGGTACACTTCCTTTAGGTATTGGTGTTGCTGAAGTAACGGAATGTACTTGTAATGATGCTTCAACATTATCCGGCGGGGAATATTTTGTAATTTCTTCTCCATCAGTAGATTATTATGTTTGGTATCAGGTCGATGTTACAGAAGAAACTACAATTAGTGGAATTGTATTTCCTGCTGGTTCAGACTACTTTACAATAAATTCTACTGCACCTGTTATTTATGATGTATGGTATGCAATAGCTGCAATTGCAGAAATTAATACTATTAGTGATATTGACCTTTCTGGATTGGCAGCAGGTGATTATTTTACACTTTCTTCAACAACAACAGATTACTATGCTTGGTTTACAATTGATGGTGCTGGTGTTGATCCTACTCCTGGTGGTACAGGAATACCTATAGCAGTACTAAGTACTGATACAGATAATCAAGTTGCAGTAAAAACAGCAGCTGCACTTCATGCAGTTGGTGGTGCTGGTGTAGTGTTTAATGTTCCAGCTCCTGCAGGCACTTCAATTGTTATTACTAACGTAGTTGCTGGTTTAACAAATGGTGGAGCTCATGCTGCTGATGGTGCAGCTGCAACAGGTTGGACATTTAATAATACTTTAGCAGGTGCTGATGAAGATGGTTCTGCTCCTGGTTTAGGTCATACAGAAGTTAAAGTTACAGTAGTAACAGGTGACTCAAATCTTGCAGTAGCAACAAAAACAGCGATTGCTATTGATGCAATTGGTGGTTCAGCAGTATTCAATGTACCTGCTCCTACAACTAATGAAATTGTTATTACTAATTTAGTTGCAGGAATTTGTGTTGACGCTGCTGATGGTGCAGGTGGTGCTGCAACTGGTTATGCAATTGTAACTACTCGTCAAGGTGCAGCAGCTTCTGGTGCAGACCCTGCTCCTGCTGGTATGACTGGAATTCCCGTTGTTGTTCATTCAACAGATGATGATATTACTGTTGCTTCAAAAACAGCTATAGCTATTCATAATGTTGGTGGTGCTGGAACAATATTTACAGCTTCTGCTGCTAATGAAATTATTACAATTACAAATGTAATTCTTGGTGAATGTCAGGATGCATATGATGTTGATACAGGATTTACATTATTAGTAACTGTAGATGGTAGGGGTCCTACAACTGATTATTATGTAATTAGTAAAGGATTCCCTACTGGTAAAATTAAACTTTCACTTTCTCTTGGTGGAACTGCAATTGATATTACCTCTGCAGGTAGTGGTACTCATACTATTACATTGCAGGATAAAATCAATACCAGTACTTTTGTTGGTGACCTTAGTGATGATACATTAGGGGTTTCAGCAACTTTCTATGGCTGGATTAACAATAAAGATAGTGTAGTTGTTTCAGTTTCTACTGGTGGTACATTACCTACACCATTAGTTAATGCTACAACTTACTATGTAATTAAAGGAACAATTCCTAATACAATTAAGTTGGCTGCTTCATTGTCAGATGTTGATCTTGATAATCCAATTGATATGCTTGATGGGGGTATTGGGACATTTACAATTCTTAGTACTCAAAATGCAGAGCTATTTGGATTTGAAAGAAAGTGCTTGTTGATTTATGGTAGTAACCCGGGGGTTTGGAATAATGATATTCAAGTTAAAATTTATCCTTATCCCTATGGTGATAGTTCAACATGGACTGCACATCAACAGGATTTAGCAGACTTGGTTAAAGAGCCTGATTGTTTCTATATTTATGTTTATAAAGTAACAGATGGTGTAGTTACACTTGTAGAGAATCCAATTCTTTGTTCTCGTGTTCACGGAAAGAAAGATGGATATGGTGCTGGAATATATGTTGAAGATGTACTTGAAGCTTCTAACTATATTAGAGCAATTGATAATGATGCAGTTCCTGAAACTATTTTACCTAAAGAACAGGCTGCATTATTAGCATTAGCTAATGGTGATGATGGTGGGACTGTAACAGATACTCATATGCTTCAAGCATTATCTTTACTTGCTAACAAGCGTGATGTATTTGTAACACTATTAATGGATGGTGGATGGACTACACCTGCATATCAGAAACAAGGACTACTTAATCTTGCAGAAACAAGAAAAGATTGTTTTGCAGTTCTTTCAGTTCCTATTTCAGATGAGCAGGCTTCAACTTATGTTACAGAAATTCTAAATTATAGAAAATTAGAGCTTAATGCTAATAGTTCTTATGGTGGTTTGTTTACATCCCATTTGTATATTCAGGATAAATATAATGACCGTAAGATTTATGTTGCTCCGGATGGTTATGTAGCAGCAGCTATTTCTGAAACAGCATCTAATTATGAAATTTGGTATGCACCTGCTGGATCAAGACGTGGTAATTTAAACGTACTTGATGTTGCACGTAGATTTACCGAAGGTGATATGGATCTATTGTATGATAATGGTATTAACCCAATTGATTTTTACCCCGGTAAGGGAATACGAATTTGGGGTCAGAAAACGTTGTTATCAAGACCCTCTGCTTTGGATAGAATCAATGTACGTCTATTATTGATTACTATTGAACCTGCTATTGCAGAATTCCTTGAAGATTTCTTATTTGAATTTAATGATGCTCCTACAAGGGCATTAATTACTTCAGGTATTAATTCTTATATGGAAAACATTAAAAGTAGAAGAGGTGTTTATGCTTATAATGTAATCTGCGATGAATCAAATAATACACCTGAAGTAATAGATTCTAATGCCATGTCAGTGGATTTATATGTGCAGCCCACCAAGACATCAGAATTTATCCGCTTCAGGACCATTGTGACTCGAACTGGGGCTACCGTAACTCTGTAGTTTAATGATAAGGGACTAGGGAATGTATTTATTCCCTAGTCCTAACTCATTATTTGTAGTTTCATCTAAACTTAGTTTTTTATTAAGTAAACACATTAAGGAGGTATATTAATGAGTGTTGTAAGACCAAACTTAGAGGCACTCCGAAACTTGGGTAATTTTACTCAGAGTTTTCGTTGGTATGTAGAGTTTGAATCTCTGCCAAGTGCTCTTGGAAGTTTTAGTTCTGATGACATAAACTTTCGGGCAGAAAGTACAGGATTACCAAAGTTAGCTACAACTTCTTCAGAAATTCAAATCCGAGGTCATAAGGTTAAACAGCCTGGTATTGCTGAATATCAAGGTCCAATTACATTAACCTGTATTGAAACTATTGACAATAAAATTGCTTCTTTTGTTAAAGCATGGAAAGAGTTGTGTTGGCAGACAGAAGAAGGTAGTACTGGTAAAACTCAAAATATGGCAGACCTACAAGCTGTAATGCGTATTACTAGATTAGATAATATGGATCAGCCAATTTGGTGGTATAAATTATTTGGATGTTACCTTGAGTCAACAGAATATGGTGATCTTGATGGAACAACAGCCGATCCATTTAAACCGGCTTTATCCATTACTTACCAATATTATAATGAGGGTTCTGTTTAAAACTTAAATAAATCTTTTTTAATATTAACAAGGAGGATGTAAATGATTACTTTTACCGTAGTAACAAGTTCACTTAGTTCTGGACATGATGTTGCAATTGAACTAAATGGAGATACTTTAAGCAAGACCAACACTGTTTCACTAACAGATGGAGAGTACCTAGCACTTAAAGAAAATGATAGAATTGCTCTTTACACTGCTATGTCTGATGGTTATGTACTTGCAGAGAATGAACTCGGTGCGGCACTAACAGCAGCTAATGTTCTTGCTGGTTCTCTTGGTGTAGTTAATCTTACACTAAACGGTGTAGAAGTTTTTGATGATGAAGCTGCAACACTAACATTTGGTAGTACAAAACAAAATTGCCTCTGGAATACTGCTCTTACGGCTGCTCGTGCTGTTGCACTTTCAACAGTAGGTGCTGTTGAAGGATGTAAGTTTAAGATTACTCGTAGTGCAGTAGATGCAGGAGGATTTGCACTCAATGTTGGTACGGGTCCTTTGAAAGCAATGCCAGCCAATTCATTTTGTGAAGTTACCTTTGATGGTACAGCTTGGGTTTTAACAAAGTTTGGTTTACTATAAAATAAGGAGGTAGAACGAATGAGTGTTGTAATTTCTACGAATCTTTCAGGGATTACCTCCACATCAGATAGGATTGTTTCCGTTCTTGGACAGCTGGTTGATAAAACTCACCCAATAACTCTAACTGATGGAGAGTATCTAAGTCTTAAAGAGGATCAACTTGATGGCATTGCCAACATGGTTGATGAAGGATACATTAATGTAACACGTTCCGGTGGAACTATTACATCTGATATGCTTCGTAATGGTTCACTAGGTATAATAAATCTGGAGATTCCTACTGTTGAAAAGAAGGGAGACCTTGATTTTACACTTCAATATGAAGTAAATGAGTCTACCATTATTGTAGAAGATGATATTTCTGCTGATAGGGCTATTACTCTTTCTACTACTGGTGTATTGGATGGTGCTAAATTTAGTATCCATCGTACTGGCGGTAATGCTCCTTCAGTAGCAGAAGTTACTACTATTAGTGGTATTACTTCACAAGCCGGTGGACTTGCAGGTGGTGAGTATTTCACTTTGCATTCTACAACTGTTGATTTCTATGTTTGGTATGATTTTGCAGCAGTTTCTGAAGAATCAACAATTGGTTGTCTTGCTGCTAATACATTAGGAAGTGGTGGACAGTACTTTACATTATCTTCTGCTACTGTTGATTATTATGCTTGGATTTACTTTGCAGCAGCAGGTGAAGTTACAACAATTAGTGCAATAACTGACGCTGCAGGAATTACAACAGGTGATTATTTTACTATTCATTCTACAGCAGTTGATTATTATGTTTGGATGAATAAAGATGCTGGTGGTGGTGATCCTACTGTCCCGGCTTATACTGGAATTGAAGTAACAGTTACAACAGGTGATGATGCTAATACGGTAGCAACTGCAATAGCAGCAGCAATTGATGCAGTTGGTGGTGCAGCAGTATTTGATGTACCAGTTCCCGGGGCTGATGAAATTGTTATTACCAACTTAGTTACAGGTGTTGTAACCCATGCTGCCGATTCAACAGGTTTAACTGCAACGGGATTTACTTTTACTACTACATTAGCAGGCCATGCTAATACAATTGATCCCGCTCCCGGTGGTACAGGGATTCAAGTAACATTACTTCATACTGATGCAGCTAATGATGTTGCTGATAAAATTGCTGCTGCACTTCATGCTCAGGGTGGTGCTGGTGTTGTATTTACAGCAGCAAATCCTCCGGCAGCGTTAGTTACTTGTATTAATACAGTTGCTGGTGCAACTAATGCTGGTGCTCATATTGCTGATGGATTAGTTCCTACAGGTTTTGCTTTAACAACTACTCAAAATGGTATTGATGCTTCTGTTGACCCAGCTGTGCCTGCTCATACTGGTATTCCTGTGTTGATTGCATTGGGTGATACTGCTAATGATGTTGCTGTTAAAACTGCTGCTGCTATTGATGCAGTTGGTGGTGCAGCAGTATTTAATGTACCGGTTCCTGCGGGTACTTCAATTGTAGTTTCTAATTTAGTTGCAGGTGCAGTAGCTAATGCAGCTGATGGTCCTGGCGGTGCAGCAACCAACTTCACTTTCACTGTTACAACTCCTGGTTATACAACTGGTGCATGGATAATTGATGTTGGTGGACTTAAGAATTTAGCTCTTGATACTTGGTGTGAAGTTGCTTATTCTGAAACAGCGGCAGCATGGTATTTAGCTGAATATGGTGCTTTATAAAATTTAACATTTAACTTGAAAGGAGTCTAAGAATGTCATTATTAGAGAAGCTGACAGAAAGACAAACAAAGATTTTAGTGTTGAAGGGTGAAGCCTTTGATGTTAGTAGAAGGCAAGCGTTACTTAAACGGGAGTTTGATGCTCTCGATGAGTTACGAAATAATAAGATACAAGAACTAAATAAGTTGGAAAAGGAAGAACTTGCTGAACGCACATCAACTTCTTCAATTCCAGATAAAGAAAATGTAGATAGTAAGGAAGCTGAATAATGGCAATATTTGGTCTCCAAAATCTTGAACAAATGAGGAAGGTCCAGTGGTCTGCTAAGTATCTCTGGGATATTCAGTTTATCCCTGGACCTTCCGGTTTTTCTGATTGGTTTCCAGCTACCGATGTTGCAGAAAATTTGTGGACTTTGGAAACTCATCCTATTGAAGCAGGTTTTAGTACTTATGAAGTACCTAAGTCTACAACTTTGGCTAACCTTCAGGTTACGTTTGTTGATTCAGTTCATCTAGCTGTTGAAACTTGGCTTGATGAATGGGTTAATAATGAAATATTAAGAAAAGGTAGTGGTGTTTCTTCATTAGAAGCAAGCGTAAAACAGGTTAATATAATGAAGTGGACAGGGACTCGTGAACCTGTATCATTAAACTCTTATTGGGTTTTCCCAAAGGGTGCTTATATGTGGGAAGGTGCTTCATCAGCAGAACCTGTTGGAGGGCAAGTAGAATTTATTATTGCCAGAACTATCGAAAAAAAGAACTTTAAACTCTAAGTAGTCCTTATTAGAAAAGGACAGGGAGGTAGAGATGGCTAAGTTTGTGCCAGTAAACAAGAACTCTGCCACAGATGTTGGTGTTAGAAAGGTAGAGAGTGAATCACCTAAAGTTGATACTTTAACTAATGAAAAAGAGAAGGAAGTAGTATCCAGTATTCTTGTTCAAAATAAAATTGAGAAGTTGAAAGATAAGACGTCTGTCTTTAATATTTTACAACTTCCATCACAGTTTTTACCATACCCATCCAATTGTAGGGTATTTGCGTCAACTTATTCTTATCGTGAAGTAAAACTTTTGAGTGATTCTAAGATTCCAATTGATATACAATATGAAATATTGCTTGAAGGTATTACTACGGAAGGATTTGACAAATACTCTCTCACCCTTTTTGACTTCTTCTACATCAACTTGTTGAGGAAGTTATCCTCAATGAAAACTCCAC